GCACTGGTAACGGAAACCTGGTTGCTTACTGAGTCAATTCTTAAACTTAACGCATTATCTGCACTGACACGATTGGATAATTCAGCGGCCACTGCACTTGTGCGGTTTGATATTTCTGAATCAATTGCACTAATACGGTTGCTAATTTCATTACTCAATGCATTTGATACAACATTAATATTGCTTAATAGGTTTGCTTTGGCACTAACTAGATCAGCACTTGTAACTGATACCTGGTTGCTGACTGAGTCAATTCGTAAACTTAGTGCATTATCTGCACTGACTCTATTTGAAAGTTCAGCAGCCACAGCACTGATACGATTTGATATTTCGTTACTTAATGCATCGCTTACAACATTGATATTACTTAATAAATTACTCTTGGCTGATACCAGGTCGGCACTTGTTACACTAACTTGATTGCTAACTGAGTCAATTCTTAAACTTAGTGCATTATCTGCACTGATACGATTTGACATTTCGGCTGCAACAGCACTGGTACGATTTGATATTTCGTTACTTAATGCGTTACTTACTACATTGATGTTACTTAATAAGTTTGCTTTAGCACTAACTAAGTCAGCACTTGTAACTGACACCTGATTACTAATACCATCTATTCTAACACTCAGCGCATTATCTGCACTGATACGATTGGATAATTCAGCGGCCACAGCACTGGTACGATTTGATATTTCAGAATTGATTGCGCTTATTCTATCTACTATCTCTATGCTCACGGTGTTACTTGTTGCATCAATAGCATCAAGTACGTTGCGTGAGCTAACAACCAATGTTGTGTCAACGGTTAGGTTGGGTAAATGTGTGACTCCCACAACACCAATGTAACGATATCCATATACATAAATTACACTACTGCCACTCATACCGGCAGGTAATGTACCGCCAATAAAGTTTAACGTGCCTGCTTGATAATCAAAATACCATTCGCCCACGCCACCACTGCCATCTGCTGAAATTTGTGTACCACCAGACGTAGCTGGATCACTTAACCCACTTGCACCATAATATATTTTTACACGATATGTATTTGTTGCATTAGCAGTATCAAATTCTGGAGGGATCCAATTTGTTAAACTGGTTTTCCAAGTAGGGTACGCAGTACCACTAATTTTGTTTGTAGTAATGTCACCAACACATTCAATTTTACTTGTTGTTTGATACGCTTGTACAATAGTTGCCACCGCGGCAGCAGTCGCGGGTATACTTGCCGCTTGTGTCCAGGTAAGATCACCACGGTTTAAAGTTGGGCTAGCAATAGCCTCATTACCCGGACTCTTGTTTGCGGCTGTATCAGTCTTGGCAACGCCGTAGAGTTTCTTAAGTAATAAGTCTGTTTTAATTGTATCTGTAATTGCCATTCTATTCCTCTATTATACCGTTGAAGCGCCAATATATAATGCTGTTATTGCTTGTCCAGCGGTTAATTTAATCCTTATCCAAATTTCATTGCTAGTAGCACTACTTGATGACAACGAACCAAACGAACAGTTAATTGACTGTGTGCCAGTATTAGCTGGAACAAAATTTCCGCCTAATGCACATCCACCAGAATTAGCATTATCAATTGCCAAACTTAACCAACTATTTATATGCCCTGTGGCCAGGTTAGTTTGGCCAGGCATTGCACAAAATATTCCAGCAACACCAGTACTAGATACATATGTAATGTTAAATTTACTGACCCCAGTTCTAACAAACTTAAACGTAAAGTATTGAGCACCCGCACCACGTGAGCTTAAGTCTGGTCCCACTGGCAAATAACCTGTGGAATAATTTGTTGTGTTATATTTTAGTGCATGTGTGCCGGTTCCGGTACCAACTACAGTCGCATCTGTGGCTTGCAATGTACTAAATGCTGCCGCACCAGCAGTAAATACTGGATTATCTGTAGCTGTACCACTGTCTGGATTTGTTACCCTGAAGGCCAATCCGCTACCACTACCCAATGTAGTGTTAAAATAAATATTCGTTTCTTCCAAGAAACTAGTAGAACCAGTTGTACCGGTTTTATATAAGATAACAGAACCTAAGTTTGGCAATGCAGTTGCAGTAGTAGTGTAACTATTATCAGCAGTATAAGATGGTACTTGTGATGTGGTGGTTTGAGCACCAAATCCAGAAATAATATTTGTTGTATAAGTTGTGCTGTTTGGTCCTGCACCTGCTGTTACAGTAGTGGTAGATGGCAACGTGGTATATGCCAAGTTGGCATATGTCTTACTTGCTGGAGAACCAAATGCGCCGGCTGCCGCACCAGTTAATATTGTTGAAGCAGTACTAGGGTGACCAGTCTGACCAGCATTCCAAGTAACAGTAAATCCAATATTGTAAACTGTACTACTGGTGTAATGCGGTATAGTACTAGAATTAATTGTGCTACTAGAGCCAAGAGCAAATGTTTGACTAGCAAATGATGGTGCCACAGTTGAACTATTGTCATAATACCAAACACCTTGGTTGGTGGTATTTGCACCAAATGTCGTGTTACCTGCTCCACTGTGTCTAATCTGTACACTGTTCCAACCTGCAACCACACCAGTACCACTGGCCGCAACATCCATAGTTTCCCAAAATCCACGTTGAGCTGTGGTTGCTGGGTAAGCAATATTGTTAGTTAATATCAATGAATTATTGTTTGTAGTATAAGTGCCAACATCTGGTTTTTCTGTTAATGTAATTGTACCGCCACTGGCTGTTGTGCCGCTAAACGCAGTTGTTCTAACACCAGTTGTATAGTTATAATTGTCCAGAGTCACTGCTGACCCCAATACATTTGTTACATAATAGTAATTTCCAGATACCAATCCGCCAAACGATGCACTGGCTTGAACTACGTGCCCAGCCGCTAATACACCAGAAGATGGAGTGCTCACAGTTACCACAGCACTACTATTTGTGGTATTAGTCACAGTATAATAAACCACGTTAGCTGTAGTATTTCCAACCGTCATTTCATGTGAACCGCCTGCAACAGTATTGCGATATACAGTTATAGTTCCACTGTCGCCAGGACCTGTTGTGGTAATTGTATTGGTACTATATGTAGTAGCTCTACTTACATATACTATTGTGCCAGCCGCGGCAGTTGTAATATTGGTAGCATCATTATTAGTTTGGCTACCAGCAGCCGTAAACATAATACGTTGAGTTGGGCCAGAAATTGTCAATGCTACTGCATTGGGAAACGCTGAAGGTTGGCCTGGTACTAATTTGTTTAACACTTGATTTAATTGTGCCAGTCCGTCAGTTAAACTAGTGGAAGTTGCCATGGTCACGGCACCAGCTAATGCACCCAACGTTGGAGTACCGATTGCCATACTATTTGCATTTGGGGCCACTATTGTTCCAGTAAATGTTGGGCTAAACTTGGGAGCATAAATTACTGATACTGAATTACTTAATGCCGAGATTGCATTTGATAGTTTACCATCAACGCTAACCAGCTGGGCACTTACTACTGACAATGCGTTACTAACAAAATCAACACGGACACTTAATGCATTGTCTGCACTAACTCGATTTGATAATTCAGCGGCCACAGCACTGGTGCGATTTGATATTTCTGAATCAATTGCACTAATACGGTTGCTAATTTCATTACTCAATGCATTGCTTACAACATTGATATTGCTTAATAAGTTTGCTTTTGCACTAACCAGGTCTGCACTGGTAACAGATACCTGGTTGCTTATACCATCTATTCTAACACTTAGTGCATTGTCTGCACTGATACGATCTGATAACTCAGCGGCAATAGCACTATTACGATCTACAACTTCAACTGATAATGCATTGCTTAACCGATCAATCGCACTGATACGATTTGATGTTTCTTTATCTATCGCACTATTACGATCTACTATTTCAACTGACAATGCATTGCTTAATCTATCAATTGCACTGATGCGATTTGATGTTTCTTGGCCAATAGCACTATTACGATCCACAACTTCAACTGATAATGCATTACTTAACCGATCAATTGCACTGATGCGATTTGATGTTTCTTTATCTATCGCACTATTACGATCTACTATTTCAACTGACAATGCATTACTTAACCGATCAATTGCACTGATGCGATTACTAATTTCATTGCTTAATGCATTACTTACAATGTCAACACCATATTGCAATACTGACAAACGATCACTTAGATGATTAATACTAATTCCACCCAGACTCAACAACAGGTCTACTCGGGCACTTAGTCGTTGATCTTCTGATAGTCTAGCCGCAATTTCTACTGACACTAGTTGACTTACAACATCAACGTGAGCACTTAAATTATTGATGTGCGACCGAACTGAAACCAAATCTGCACTAGTAACTGACACTTCCTGACTTATTGAGTCAATTCTTAAACTTAATGCATCGTCTGCACTGATACGATTTGATACTTCTGCACTTAATGCATTGCTTACAATGTCAACACGAATACTTAATGCATCATCTTGAGTTATTCTACCAGCAGTCTCAACTGATATACGTTGGCTTATACCGCTCAACACATTGGATACTATATTAATATGATCTTCAAGAGTGGCACTGGCAGTTTGACGATTTGCTATCTCTACACTCAATGCTGCCGAAATAATATTGATATTACTTAGTAAATTATTCTTTACGCTGACTAGGTCAGCACTTGCAACAGATATGGTATTAAGTGTTGATGTAATTCTAGAACTAAGTGCAGTGTCTTCACTTTGCCGGGCCGCTGTTTCAACAGATAGCCGTTGACTAATTGCACTGGCTGCATTGGAAACTGTATTGATGTGTGATTCAAGATTAATACTAGCCTGTGCGCGAGTTGCAATCTCACTGCTTAATGAATCATTTACAGTATTGTAGTTGCTTTGTAATGAATTTTTAACGCTAGTTAAATTGGCACTAGTAACTGATATAGTATTAAGAGCCGATGTAATTCTAGAACTTAAGGCAGCGTCTTCACTTTGTCTCGCCTCAGTTTCAACAGATAGCCGTTGGCTTAATACACTTACCGCATTGTTTAAAGTTTCTTTAATTGATACAACATTGGCGCTGGTATTCTGTGATGAAGTAGTTGCTGTTCCACCACCACCTGTTGTTGCAACAGAATTAATTCTAGCACTAAGGGCAGAATCTGCACTTATACGTGCGGCATTTTCAACAGACAAGCTACCTTGAACTACCGACTGAGCGACACTAACAGCGTTAATGTGGGCTTCTATTACACTACTAGCAGAACCACGATCATACATTTCCTGACTTAGTCGGTTGTATGTGGATGCTACTGCGGCACTTACAGTATTGACATGAGCTTCAACCGATGCAACCGCAACACTTATTGTTTGGTCACGAGAATTACCAGACACCACGGCAGCATTAATAACGCTAATGGCATTGTTAATTGACACGTCTGCGACAATGCGGGCACTTATTTCTTTAGATAAGGCATTGCTGACGACTGATACAGCATCGTCTAACGCATCTATTGCTGAATGAAAATCAGCACTGGCGACGGAGCCAGCACCTTCAACAGGTACCGACGTAGAATTAGTGATTACCCAGCCGATGCCATTGAATCGCCAGGTTCTGTCACCATAAGTGTATGTTTCATCGACTGCCGGATTCAGTGGAAAACTTAATGCCATAATAGTTTTATCTCAACATGTATTCGGTATTTATGTGAATGGTATTATTACCATTTTGACAAAATACAGATTAAAGACAGCTAGAATCGTTGCAAAACCACCGATTTTCGCCTACCATGTACCAGCTGACCAGGCTACACGTTTCCAGATATGAGTGGAGGTATTGACGTAATTTGCCGTGCAATAATAGATATATGTAGAGTCAAATGCCACTTGTCCGCTCACATCTCCAGATACTCCATAGCTGTGTGCTGGTACTGTGGCAGGAGGCAATGTTACTCGCCCATTGGAATTTAAAATAAGTTGAACCGTGTTATTCGTTAGCTTATTTGGGAAACTCAACCCTCCAGTATTGCCAAATTCTATCCATTGGCCACTATCGAAGTAAATGTATTCTATTCCGTTGTCAGTATCAATCCAGAGTTGGCCGGGCACTGGGTTCAATGGTGGTTCGGGTGATATTGTAGCAGTAACCGCCGCAATATTTTGCGGATGCCCACCTGGCGTAATTCCGTCATGAACTATCAACACATTATTTGTAGTATCAATCGTAACTTCACCAGCACTACCTACAAACGTACTAGTGGCGTCAGCACTTCCTCGTCTAAGTTTAAGTATCTTAGGCATTGCCAATTTCACCCAAGTCGTATTCATCAGTATTGTCTGTAGCAACAGTGTCAATAGCTGGGTATACCCCTTTTATTACATGCATCTGTCCACTTACTCCGTAATTGTCATCGCTATAAGCAATAATGTCTGTGGTAGGATCCGCATTACTGGTCAATTTTACACTGAAATTATAGAATCCAGATGCTAATGCTACTGTATCAGCAGCCGCAATAACGACCCTACCCGTTCCTAGCGTATGGAAAGTACTGCCATCGTCAGTTAACGTAGCTGTCTTGGACAATACCACCAGTTGTTCTTCTTGATCTATTACATACAGCTTAATAGTTTTTCCAATCACAGACACTGGTTTCTGGTCCTGATTGGTGAATTTTAATTCGATGGTATTGTCTATATTCTTATAGATTTTCACTGGAGTAGAGTACACAACTTTGTTCCTTATAGTTGGCGTGGTCCCATCGACTATTAATATCGGTATCTGTTGGTTAACTAAATATCTGATGATGGTTTGCATAACTAATATTTAGCCAAAAGAGTGGACGACACAACAACAAAATTATTAAATCAATTTCCTTTTATAAGTTTTCTCACTTACGGTGGAAATGAATATCTGGGAATTATACAGAACTGTGATCAATATATCACTAATGTGTACGACTACGGAAAATTAATATCTGCTAGCGATAAACAACTGTTCTTGGAACTGGGGGAAGTATGGTGGTGGGAAAGTAACCGCACCATACCAATCAATATCTTTATGAAACAAGATTGGGCACCATTTAGGTATTGCCTACGTACTCTAAACAGTAAAGATGTAGCGGTTATTCATGGGCCACAGATTAATCTGCGGAATTTGGCGCAAAAACGTATTAAGCGCAAACAGATTGTTCTGGTAAAGAAGATTCCGCGATAATTTCTTGCTGTAATAATAGCATATTAACCGCCACAAGGTGTGCGTATGCTACTGCATGTGACTTACGAAAAACATAGCCATCTTCGTCACGATCCCATACGTTTTTTGCAATTTCCAGCCAGGATTTGTTGGCTAAATGCCGTTTACTGGGCCTAATTACAGCCAGGAACATCGCCAACTGCTCTATGCTAGTGATAGGCTCAGGTAAACGTTGTAATAAGTCGTATGAGTTATTTAGATGCATCAACCTCTCGCAAAATTCACGAGCTTGCAACAATTCCCACAATGGTTCGGTGGCCATTAGATCAAGTAAATGCGCTTCATCTCGTATCTTTTGATACAGATGCACATTAAGAAAATCTATCTTTTGATATCCCAATCCTTCTGCAATCTTGTAATCCATGGTTGCCAAACCAGTGATGGGATTGTGCGGAATCTGGGTAACATATACTCCGCTGGGATGTCGCTTAATTTGATCGTCTTTAATAATTACCGCGGGGATATGCGGTATAACTGCCAACAGCAAATTACGATCCGGCATATCAAGATCAATATCTCCACTTTCCATTTAAAATCCCGCCTCACGTAACATGTGTTTGGCCCATTCTACATCTGCTGGATAATCATTAAACTTCTTTTTCCAAAAAGATGGATCAATCCAGGGAAACACAATAGCAGTTTGTTCATCAGTCAATGTACTTAGAAAATGCATACCACTATCACAGTTGTAAATGGTCCATGCTGTGATACGCCCTTGTGTTATTTGATAACATAGTTTGTTGCTGTTACCATAGCTGAACATATGATTAAACTGACTGCCATTTTGCTCTGCCCAGTCCTGTGCCGTTTCAATAGCCCTGGCCAACGCATCTTGTGCTGGTTCATATCGCAAATGCTGTGTTAGATACTCAGCATAAATTTTATCATGACACCACTGATCTAATTTCTTGTTCTGCTTTACCACCCATTCAATAAACTTACTTGGTGCTATAGCATTAATTGCTTTGATGTGTCTACCAAATTTTACAAAGGCAGAGTAAAATGCACTTTTGATAAAATCTTCGTATGATTTTAGTTTGGCACTGCCTTGTGTTATTTCATAGAACCGCAGATACGCATTGAGCCCAAGCTGTACGCCTATTTCTTTTTCTTGTTGCCAGCGTCGCTTGGGCTCACACAGATGAACTGCAAGAGTAGATTCTTTGCGGAATTCTTTGTCACAATATCGACATTTATTGGGCTCGGCCATGCGATTACTTAATCACAATATCATGTGCTTCCATTAACTCACTAAATTCGTCATCAGACATAATACTCAACCTCATCTCTAGGTCACTGAGTTTGTCAATTGGATAAATTTCCGATAACGCATTAATTTTCTTTGTATCGCTTTTGGTAGGTGATGGTGCTTTGATCCATTTATGATATCGTGGAGTAAGTTTATATGGTGCCACAGTAGTCATTACCAGCCACTGCAATTTTCTATGCTCTTTAGATATATCAAAGAAGTTCATGTTAGCATGTTGATTGGCCGAACGCAAATAGTAATCTGCCAGCAAATTATCACCTTGCACTGACGATGCATATCGTAATGTTAGGAATCCGCTGAACTTTTTCTTTAATTCATCAGATAGTCGATCATAAAAATCACGATCCTTGGCGTCCAGTGCAGAGCACAACGATTTTAAATCTATAGTTGGTGCTGGTGTTCTTTTTTCTGCAGGTGTTTTACTTTTCTTTGGTTTTGTCATTTGGTTTACTTAGATAATAAAACATTTTAACACGTTCTAATTCATCACGCAACCCAGGATTTGTCAGGGCTGCTCTACGTATTTCACTCCAGAGTTTATCATCCATGATATGGTCTCTTAACGGTCTTCCATCAGATGTTCTCTTGTCATACTCCCAACCAATTTCTTGCCGCGTACTAGGGTCAGCACCAAACTCTCTGGCATAAGTTATACCGTCTGCTTGTTCATAAATGTATGTTGCTCCTGGTATTAGATTTCCCATAGTTACCACGCTTTGTTTATATCAACTATCTCGCACTGCCGGCTGACATCCTTGATAAAAAACGCACATACCGGTTTTTCACCATCAGTTAATGGCACAGCAAGTAATTGATTGTTTTTTAACTTGGGAAAGTACCACTTTACATCTTGATATATTTCTAGTATCTCAATCTTTGCAAATGCTGGTCTGAAGCTACCCATGGGGTTGAGTGTAAATGCACTAAATCCACGGTCATTGATTGACGTTAGCGGAACGATTTCTAAGTCACCTACTTCAGCCTCTCCAATTAATATTTGCCAATCTACTGGCATTTTTAAAACATGGGTTCCAATACGTATTACCAATGCTGGTGCATTAAAACTTTCCAAGAATATTAACGGCATGAAAAAGTAATCGGGATTCTTGGGATTACTATTATCCAAAACGCAAAATCTTAAATCGTCTATCTCGTCTGGTATGCTGTCTAATTCATATGATATGTTGTCGTTAGTTAAAAGTTTCATGCAGGGTGTGGTCCTTTTTTATATTCTATACTGTTACTTCTGTAATGTCAACACCATGTAGCCTTCTTTATGTTGAAATTATAATTAGCTTCTTTGTAAAACTGTTTGCGTTTGGTAAGATGTCGTTTGGCAAACTTACAGGTACTTGCAATGTCCCAGATATTAACAAAATCTTTGTCACCTGATTTACGCAATCCGCGCCCTATGCTTTGTATTACACGCACAAAACTCTTGCCTGGTTCAATCAAAACAACATTGAACAATCTGGGTACGTTAATACCCACTGCGGCAATGCCATATGTGGCAATAATGGTCTTGTTATCGTTAACAGCCACTTCATCATATTGCTCTTTTCGATCTACGTCTTTGGTGACACCGCTGATGAATACGCTATTGGGTATATACTGTTCCAACATCTTGCCAGCCTGAATCCGATCAATCAACACCAATGTATTGCCAGTTTCGGCGATCTCTGCTATCACGCTGGCGATATATTTAATGCGATCTTCGTTAGTAGTCAAATATTGTAGCTCTTTCTGATACTCTTTATACTCGCCGTGATCCTGTAATTGGATAATATTAACTTCACAGTTGGCCAATACTCCTTGATCTTGTAGTTCACTAGCAGATAACTTACCAACTACCTCGCCCAAACTAACCCTAAGAGCAAAAAACTCAAATGGTTCTTTGGGTATAGTACCTGTCAATCCCCAGCGTATAGGAATCATTCCCATTACACCAGTTAACATGGTCTTCAACACTTCAGCTTTGGCCATGTGAACTTCGTCTACCATGATACAAACAACACCCGCCAAGAAATCCTGTATGGTTACTTCTGCTACACCATTCTTGGTGTTCTTGAACATGTTATTTAGGCTTTGCCATGTACAAATGGTATGGGTCTTGTTAAATTCTTTTCGATCACCAAAATATACACCTACATCTAATCCCAGATTTTTATAGTCAGCTTCAGTTTGTGTAACCAAGCTCTTGTTGGGCACAATAACGATGGTACGTCCGTATGGTTCACATCGATGACTTAGCACAGATGTGATTAGAGTTTTGCCGGCGCCGGTGGCTACCTCTTGCAAGCATTGCGGATTGGCAAAGAAGTTATTGATCACATCTACTTGATAGTCACGAAGTTTAATAGGTTGGCCAGCATCAGGATGACCAATGGGCCAGGTTTTGTGGCTATAACTATCTTCTACTACTTTTTCAAACGCAAACTCACGGCGATAGTCACGCTGATCAATTAGCTCAAATTTATACCCTTGCTGATCCAGGTAAGCGAGAATGTCTGGCAACAGGTTAATATAACTACTGCCACCCAACGTAAAGAAGGATACCTTACCATCCCATCTGCCCAGTCTAACTGCGGGCAAATGTCGTGCGTAAGGTAACTCAAAACTAAATTTCTTTACTAGATTTTTTCTAGTAGTTAAATCTAATCCCTGTAATGTGACATTGACTTCATCTTTAATTAGTATCTTTGTTTGCACTAGCTTCCTTGTTAATATACCAGATGTTGTTTGTGGTGTTAAACAACAAATGCCAATCTAAATTGTAGTTATCAGTTATAATTAACGCATTTTCCGTTGGTATTGGTAACGGTAACGGTACCCCAAACATTCCACCGCTACTGTTGCAAGTATAGTGATATACGTGCTCACTGTCAACCGCTATACCTTCGTCTAGTGTAATTGTAGCCCTTGGCGGAGGGTCGGTTATTACTATTACTGGTCCTTTTCCGGTCAGCTGACAATAAGTTTTGGCTGTATCTATATAATTATCCCGATGCATTTTTATTGTTCTAGAAATCATAAGTGAAAATAACATACCAGGATCAGGATAATTTTGCAGTAATCGATATAATTCTCTGGTTGTATTGAGAGGTAGTTTGTAATTGTATAGCCAAGAACGATCACATAATTTTATCAACCCAGTTATGTCTTTTTCTGCTAAATGATCTGTCAGTTCAGTTGCACCATTTTTAAAGGTGCAGTCTGCTTGCAGAGTAGGTGCAAACATTTCTTCAGTAGTATCAGATTTAAATTTTTCCAGTTTACTGTGCAGCTCGCACACTTCAGCACCAATAGCAAAATTATGTTTTTTGGCGAAGCACATGACAAAATCTAGATTATGTTCGCTGGGATAGATTACCCAACTATGCGATTCCTTACTCCACGAAAACTTACCTTGTTTACCCTTATTTGCTTCCAGTTCATTAATCAATTCTTGATTAAAATTAAATGCCAAGTGTAAGTAGCCGTCAGAGGCCTGTATTACATGTTTGATTTGTTCTACTTCACGTATCTGAAATAGTAGCGGTACTGAATCTAAATTATCTATAGTCACATTCCATTTTGATAATTGTTTTCTGTATTTGGTTACTAATAATCTGGCAAGGTCTACCTGCTTGGCGGTAAATCCCAGTCGTCTAACTTTGACCTGCAATGCAAGATTTCGTATCGGAGCGCGATCAAATCTACTTAACCTGATCATATTTTCTACGGTGATACCGGGTACAGAAATGTCGCTTAAGTTATGCAAGTAAACAATATAATCTTCTAGATAGATAGGATGCTTCATGGTGTAAGCATACACGATATAGAACACTTAGTCAAAAAAAGGGGACTCGAAAGTCCCCTTTAAAAAACCACCGCTAGGAGCGAGTAAGCAGTGGGTACAACACCAATATATATGCTACAATTCTGAGCTGTGAAAATTATGCATTACGCATACAGGTGGACTCAGCCATTGCTTTCCACTTCATCGGAAAGCTCTTGTAAAGCTCGGACACTTTAACTGCCATACGCAAGCTCATCTCACGCAAGCGGTTTTGGTTTGTGTCCATGAAGTCAATAATCTCAGCTTGACCCACTTCACCAATGTCATAGTCGCTAAACAATTCGCCAGTGCGAGCAACCTGTTTGATGCGAAGCAGTTTGTCACGCATTGTGTTCAACGTCAGGTCCAAGTAGTGGCAACGTGACTGCAATGCATCCAAGTGATCACGCAATTTCTGCGACTTCATTTGGTCAAACTTCAGGTTGGTAATGAAAATCACCGTGCCTTTGAAGTCAAACGTGCTGGGAATGCCTTCGCTACGCAACATATGGCTATCGGACAACCAGCTGATACGGCGGCGCTTACCGGAATCCAATGCACCTTTGAGCAAGTTCAACGCAACATCATCCAACAAGATGCTGTCGCAGTCATCAAACACCAGCACACAGCCTTCATCGCTGAATTTGTAGAGCTGGGTATACAGACCCAATGCAGTGGTGCTACCTTTGATAACTTCGCTCTTGACCCGCTTGCCTGAAATCTTGTCAAACAGTGAGGCTTTTTCCAGCTCACGCTCAACACCGTAGCTCTTGCCCACGCCCGGAGGACCGGACACAATCATGGCACGAATGTCACCACTCACAGCGGCTTTGGTCATGTCGTCCAAAATCTCAAAGCGGTTGGCAATACGGGTCATTATTTCTTCGTCCGTTTCTTCCACAACAACCGGTGCCACGACTTTAGTATCCTTCAATTTTACATCTCCCATAGTTTGCACTGCATCACGTTCATTGGCAATCTGGTAATCACTCATGCCAGACACTTTAATACGAAAAATTTTGGGGTAACCGGAATACATACCCGCATTATTGACTACAACAAAACCACCGCCTGCGGCGTAGGGTTGATATTCAGTATTCAATTCAAACACTTGACCCGAAACATCGTTGTTGCGATAAGTACCTGCATTAATACGGATAAATGTAGTCATTTGCTTCGCTCCTTAATTATTAACTTATGTGTCTATTATACGCTTTTTGACGGAAAAGTCAAGCGTTTTTTATGCTTTGTAAGTGCTTGATTCTATTAGATAAACTTCACACACGGGGGAATCCTACGGTTCAAATTGCGGATTTTACCCATGGTTTCCATCAACTGCTCTTGCAAAATCGTGTGGGCGACACCAGTGCAGGCCGCCATGCCTGTTTGCAGACGCATCGCTTGAGCAACCAAGTCCTGTTTCTTTTGCACTTTTTTGGCATGTTCCGCCGGAACCATCGCTTGCCTACCACCAACTGTCATTTGCACATAATTTTGCATTTGTTGCTCCTTGTTATCTAACTGTATGTAGCTATTATACAGTAATTGACCAAGAAGTCAACCAAAATAAACAACAATAAAACTCAATGAAATCATTAAGTTACTTGGCTATATGCCACGCTTCCACGGCCTTTTCAGGAGTTCCAACGGTAAGATCCACAAGTAAACGATAGTGATCCCATGCTTCTTGCAAGGATGCGTTACTTGTTGCAGGGCTAGGCAACACATCAGCCCAAACACAATCTGGCTGAACACTGCCCCTGTGTGTACCATGAATGCGTGGCTGGTGAATTTTACCAGTATCCCAAAGGTGCAATGCTATTGTGTTACATTCTTTTTCATCCAACCCAAGTAAATAATCCGCACGATACCGGTAGTCTTCTATAATTGCCTCAACTTGCTCACGAGCTTCGATCCGGGTGCTGGCAACAATGACTATGACATCCTCTATTTTTACTTTGCCTTGAACAATATCGCGCACACATTGACCAAAACTAAATCCTATTTTCATATCTTATCCGTTCAGGCTATTAAAATGCGTAGGGGTCATTACTCGTGTTGCGTTATGATTGCAAGCATTAACCATACGATATCCATTTGTATCGTAGTCATTGATGCATTGCCGCCATTCGTTTAGTAATCGTTGCTCAAGTTCTTTAAGCCAGTTTGCTCTCCAACTATCCTCTGTGGAATCAAGTAACGCTAATTTGTCGCGAACAGAATCTAACCGTTTGCCCAATACTTCAAGCTCATTGAGGTTCTTTTTTTGATGTGTCATCTGCATTTGCGATATCCTTGACAAATTTGATGGTTTTACGGAGGGTGTCAAATACATATTCGTCAGCTTCATCGTCGTTATTTACTGTGACAACAAAGCCGTTATTGACTTTACGCATTTCTAGACTAGAAAACATAATGATCCTTGGTTAGAGTTAATGAACAATATACACACTATAACATCTAATGCGCCACAAGTCAATCGCATGATCATCAAAATTAAATTAGTGGTACGATTCTGCCAGTGGCATCATAGATCAAATTCTCTAGCATACGCATTGCTTGGTCATTCTTTTTAAGAGCAAATGCATCAGCAATTTGATTTATCGCAGTGACCGATCCAGTGGATGAGTATAACTTACGTCGGTTAAATTCATTCACCAACTCAGCATCATCAAAATCTTCAATATCAACCTCAACCTCAATTTCTTTGTATATACTAACGCTCATGATGTCTCCTTAAAGGTCTGCGGTAAGTTCTTTAACTATTGTCGCTACTGATTTAATGGATGAAATATTATCTATTGCTTTGCCAGCAAATAGCAATCCCTTACTGGAACTATCTCGTCCGATAAGTAATCCCCTAGTATGATTTGCATCTTCATCCGGGATAGGAGTGAATATTATGGCATTTTGCTTGCTAACTCCAATATTTCGAACATCTGCAAAAGATTTTTCAATCATTGCCAATTTCTTTTCATAATTAATACAAGATTCTTCTGATAATGCAAATACCGTGCCTAGACCCACTGCCACTGCTCCAGCATCTAAATATTGTCGTATTTCGGCAGAGGTTGAAATCCCACCTGTTACAATTATAGGTAAATCAGGATTCAGCATTTGTAGTTGAGAAAGACGACTAGATAATGGAACCCCGTCATTGACGACCCTGGATGCTCCCTCAGGTCCCTTTATGTCAATAGCATCTACAAGATGTAGATATTCCGCCCCTCTGGAACGAGTACTAATACGTTTAACAATTATTTTAATGTTTTTCTTTTTTAAACTACTTAAAGCCAATTCCTCAGCCACGGTTTTTATATCATCTATCAGTTGTAAATGAGTTACATTATAAGTTAAAATTACATCTATCAGTTCTGGTGATAATTGAGCAGGGCTTACTGCCAATATCAAATCAGTGAAATTACCAGCACCATTATTAAATTTTTCCAACTCAACCACAGTTTCCGACAAAGCACTAAATGATGCTATTAAACTTGGTATTATACCAGCTGTATGTGCGGCTAATGCTAACTTGGCATCTGACACCTTGTTCATTGGTGTACATATAATCGGATACTTTGTATTAAAAAATGGCATATAACTTCCTTAAATGGTGGGCCTTGTTGGACTCGAACCAACGACCCAGCGATTATGAGTCGCTTGCTCTAACCAACTGAGCTAAAGGCCCGATTTCTTATAATGCTGGTTCTATGTCTGCCAACAACGGATGTTGCTTTTGCTCTGCATGAAGTCTAATTTGTAGTCCACGAGTTTCTGCAATATCTTTTGGATATATACCTGCGGCCGCTTTGCCCTTTTCATGAACATCTTTTGCTACTTGAAAAGCCTTTTCTTCAGATAAATTACATACCCCACACAATACACTTACAACAAAGTCAAATGGAGTAAAGTCATCATTGTGTAACATCACCGCATATAGCGGTGGTGGTACCACTTTTTGAGTATCCTTGACTGGTTCTTTAAGCTCTGACATATTCCGTACCTTATCAACAGTTGAGTATTCTGTATTATACAACAGCTCTTGGTAAAAAGCAAGTGGGTTTAATGAAATTGTGTGTCAGTATCATTCTTTATGATGAATTGATGTTGAATATTGTCTAATTGTGGTATTAGATTCCAAAAATCATCCACAATTCCAGCCAACAACATTGATGGGAAACACCAAACTCTCCATCCTGCGATATGCTTTTCTGCAATAGCATATAGCTTACCATGTCTAAAAACCAACTCAGTATTATCTCTGCCTGACTGTACTGTGTATTTTTTCATGTGTGTAGTGTAAGTTATTAGTAACGTGAAGTCAACTACCGTTGTTCTCTGCCAACCCCTTTTGGACCACTAATTTTTCCTTTGCCTGCAAACTTTGCATTGGTAGGTGGTGCAATCTTAATACGTTTTCCTGGCAATGGTGTTGGCGTTGCCCTGCCCGCTGCCCCCGCTGGATATGAGTTAGCGTCAGCACCTGCTTCGGCATCTGCACCTGCTCCACCAGTTACAAATGTTATCTTAGGCATAGCTTCTTGTTCTGGGCCATATATATTAGGCATATCTACTCTGAGTATATCTGCAACTTTGTGTGCATCATCGAACGAGATAACTTGCTTGTTGCCAACATCCATTAACATCATTGCATCAAATTTTGTAATTGTTTTGTAATTCTCAAAACTCAATAGACCCCATTCACGTTTAATTCCTGCTATATCACCGGATACAATTTGTTTCTCTAACGCAGATGAATTAGTGACAAATTTAAATGTTGAGTCAACTACTGCTTTGGCAATCTTTTTTATTGCCGTTGGTTCTAATGTTGGGCGGATTGTGGTTACCCACGGCTTGACAGATAATCTATCACCAACGGTAACCCCGTTTATTTCCAATTCTCTTTTAATTGACTGCATATCGTATTGAGCTTTTCTGCCAGCCGTCCATCGACCACCAGCTACTTGTTTGGCTTTTAACTCTATATTTTGGCCGTTAATTTGAATGTCACCAGGAGTACTGTCACTACCAGAAAATTTAATATTAGGACTTAGCAGAGCTAGAGCCAGTTCTCCCGGGCCCACTCCCATCGGAGCAAGTGGTATTAGGTTTAAAAATACTCTCATCGCAAACCCAGTGTCGGTTAAAATCTCATCAAACGATACTGCGACACCCTGTTTAAGTATAGCAGGAATGTTGATAAACCCTTTGTGATAATTGTCTAAAAATACTTGTTTTTCTTTCAACGTACCATCAGTGTTGTTTATAGTCTGTGCTAATTGCCGCATGAATTTCTTAGCATCTTCATCACTAGATAACACTGAGGTCAATTTAGTATCCAAGTTATTTTTTTCTAAAACCTGCAGGATTCTATCCAATAATGCTGGATCTGATTCCGCCTTGACTTTGGAGATTATCTCCTTTTTTACGTCAGCAGGTGCTTGTGTTTCC